AGTTCGTCGACGGCACCTCGGTCAACGACGTGACCCAGCGCGAAGTCGAATACCTCGGCTCGCTGGTGCAGATCGAAACCGAAGAGGGCGACAACCCCTCGGTGGCCCAGCAGATTCTGAACACCTACGCCGACACCATGCCGGTCGAGGCCCCTGTGGACCCGACCGCGCCCCAGCCTGTGGCACCAGTCAAGACCTACACCGCCGATGAACTCGCCGCGGTGGCCGATGCCGGGGGCATCAAGGGCGTGCGCGCGATTGCCGACACGCTGGGCGTGAAGGGCCAGTCGATTGCCGAGCTGATCGGTCGCATCCTGGCTGTCGCCAGTGCCGTCCCCGTGTCTGCCGTGACCGAGAGCGCCGCCATTGACGTTGCTGACGCCCAGGCTGTCGTGAACAACGCCTCTGAAGCCGCCACCGCGGCATCCGACGCCAAAGCGGACCAGGACGACCTGGCTGCTGCTGAAGCCGACGTCAAGTAAGAAGACGCGAGACCATCATGCAAAACTACGTACCAGGCAACCCGGTCATTCTTTCCTTTGCCCTGCAAGGGGAGGACGGCACCGTGCTGACCCCGACCGCGCTGCGCTGGCGCGTGCTTGATGAAGATGACACGGTGCTGCAGGACTGGACACCCGTGGCCGTGCCGGACAACTACCAGGAAACGCTCGAGCTGACGGTTCTGGGTGCGCTGAACATCCTCACGCCGCCCGCCCTGCGCGGCATGCGCGTGGGCGAGCTGGAGGTCACCACCGCCTTGGGCGCCGTGATCGTCACCGCCCAGGCGCTGCTGCAGGGCACCACCGGCCTGAGCATGGGCCTGAACACCTTTTCCACCTACAACCAGGCCACGCTGGTCTCGCAGGACTTCTCCAGCACCACGCTGATAGGCTGGCTGCGCAGCGAGCAGCGTGACGAGCGCGAGCGCGCCCTGATCGAAGCCCACCGGGCGATTCTGCAGCTGCCGCTGAAGGTCTGTGTCACGGACGTCGAGGGCGATGACCCACAGGCCAGCCAGGGGTTCCCGTTCGGAGGCTGGACCAGCTGTCGCACCGTGCCGCTGCGCGACATCAAGCCCGGTGACTACACGCTGCGCGTGCCACTGGTGATGCGCAAGGCCCTGGCGTCTGCGCAGCTGGTCGAAGCCTCGCAAATTCTCGATGCAGATCCAGCCATGTTGGCTCGACGCAACGGTATCGTGTCCATGACCGTGGGCGAGTCGAGTCAGTTCTTCGGTCAGGGCAAGCCCCTGGACACGCCAGTGCTGAGCAAGCAGGTGCTGAAGATTCTCAGTCGCTGGCTCGACTACAGCACCCGCATCGGTCGCGCATGATCTACCCCACACTCACGGTCGAAATCTGGGCGAAAGAGGGCGCTGACCTCTACGCTCAGGCGAAGTACCGCAAAATTCGCAGTGAACGGGTCTGCCCGGTGCGCCTGAGCTTTCAGCTCGCACCAACCACCGTTCGCACGGACTCGTCCGGCTCCACTGGCCATGCGCAGGAAAAGAACGCGCAGGTCGTGATTCTGGCGCTGCCGAACACCAAAATCAACCGCGACACCAAGCTGGTGATCATGGGCAACGCCTTGCGCGTGATCGAGAGCCACCCGCGCTTCAGTGTGGGCGGCAAGCTCGACCACATCGAGCTGCACTGCATGGCCTGGACCGACTGATCATGGGTCTGAAAATGACCCGCAGCCCGGAGTTCATGGAGCTGCAGATCGAGCAGATTGGTGAGCGGGCCATGAAGGGCATGAGCGAGGTCATGCGGCGTCACGCGATTCGGATCCGTGACCTGGCGCGCGACTACGCCCCGATCAAGACCGGCTTGCTCGAAAACGCCATCGACTACGACATGGTCAAGGTCGGTCGCCGCAACAGCTATGTGGTCTTCATCGACCTGGACGCCACCAAGACCACCGGCAAGGAAGGCAATGTCACCCAGCTGGGCGATTACGCCTTTCTGATGGAAGAAGGCTTGCGTCCCCTGGCTCGCAAGGGCCGGGTCTTCAACCTCGGCACCCTGTCCCGGGCCAAGGCCGCCACCGGCAAGAAAGTCGGCGGCCGGTTTTTGGCACGCGCCGTTGCCGACGGCACCCGCGACGTGCTGGGCGACGCCGCCAAGGAAGTGCGCCGCGCCACCTCAACCACCGGCACCAGTGTCGTGGGCACCCGCTACCAACGATCCTCTGAAGGAGATGACGAATGAACCTAGGCGCCATTGCCAAATTCCTCAACGAGCGCCGGATTGGACGATCGGGCGAGACCCTGTTCGTCTCCGAGATGCCCGCCGAGTGCAAAGAGGGGGTGCTGCTGATGCACGGCCCCTACGGCACCCCCATCGACCACGAGCTGCCTGGCTGGCGCGACACGGGTTTTCGGGTGGTGGTGCGCTCGGTGGACTACCTGGCCGGCGAGAAGCTGATGGTGCGGGCCTGCGCCGCGCTGCAAACCCAGACCGACGTCAACTTCTACGGCGAAATCCTGATGAAGCGCTGCCTGCCGTTCACCGAACCGCGCCCGTACCGCCGATCGCAGGGCGGGTATTGGGAGTTCGAGGTCGAAATGGACTGCACCTACATCAAGCTGTGACGCTTGCAAAGCAGTCCAGCCCCTCCTACAATCAGATAAGTCAGTGTTGACTTACGGATTTCGATAAAAGCAACAACAAGAAGGAAATTAAGACATGGCATCCAGTACCAAAAACGTGAAGCTCGGCGTCTGCCGCGCTTTCTTCGGCGGCGTAGACCTCGGCCTGACCAAAGGCGGTGTCGAGGCCAATGTGACGACCGAAACCTACAAGGTTGAAGTTGACCAGTTCGGCAAAACCGCCATCAAAGAACCGCTGCAGGGCCGCATGGTCTCTGTCTCGGTACCCATGGCAGAAACCACCATCGCCCGCATGGCCCAGCTGATGCCTGGCACCACGCTGGTGACCGACGGTGTTCGCGCCCAAGGCACGCTGACGTTCGCAGCCAACCCGACGGCGACCACCACGGCCACCATCGGCGGTCAGGCATTCACCTTCACCACTGGCGTGCCTGCCAACGCCTTTGCCGTGAAGGTTGCCCCGACCCTGCAAGAAACGCTGGACCGCTTCATCTCGGCCGTCAACCGCTCGAACCTGCAGCCTCTGTTGGGCGGCGTCGTCGCGATTCAGACCGCCCCCACGGTGGTGACGATTCGCGCGGTGGACCCCGGCGTCGCGCTCAATGCGGTGACCCTGGCGGCTGCCACCGGCGGCGTTGCCTCCGGCGCCACCCTGACCGGCGGTGTCAACGAGACCACGGCCCGCATGGACGTCAGCACCGGCATCGGCATTGACCTGCTGGACATTGCCCAGGAGCTGCGCCTGCACCCGGTCGCACTGGCCGACACCGACTTCAGCGAAGACTTCGTGATCTTCAAGGCGGCCACCCCTGGCGCACTGATGTTTGCCTACAAGCTGGACACCGAGCGGATCTTCAAGGCTGAGTTTTCGGGCTACCCAGACCCGGTCACCGGCAAGTTGTTCTCCATCGGCAACCTGCTCGCCTAAGTCGTAACTGACAAAGACCCAGCCTGACGGCTGGGTCTTTCCCCTTTTCTAACCATCGGCCAAGCGCCACCCCAGACCATGAAAATTTTGAACATCGACCAGCTGGCCCAAGTCAAACGCCAGGTGTTTTTCCAAGGCACGAACCACGATGTCAAGGAAACCAGCGTGCAGCAGTTCATCGACAGCTTGAAGGCTGCCGAAGACCTCGAAGCTGCCGCCAAGGACACCGACAAGCCCGAGCGCCTGTCGGCCCAGGTCGAGACCTCCATCAAGGTGATCGGCGAGTCCATCCCGTCGATGTCGCTCGATGACCTGAAGCAACGCCCGATTGAAGTCCTGGCCACGCTGCTGAAGTTCATTCGCGGCGAAATGGACCCTGACGAGACGTCCGCGCCAACCGCCGAGGGCTCGGCTGAAAAAAAGCCGGACTGATCGACGAGATTGACCTTGGCTACCTGGTGTGCCGCTCCATGCGAACGTATGGGATGGGCTACCAGGACGTCATGGTCATGCCGATGCGGGCCTTCTGGGTCATCTCCGGCTTCGTCGAACGCCTGCTGGCCGATGAAGGCAAGCAGATTCTTGAAATTCAAACCAGCGCCCAGCACCCGGAAGCTGCAAGCGAACTGATGGGACGACTCGCAGAGAGCGCTCCACAGCCTGTGAAGTTGTCTGGACACGCCCTGGCGCAAAAGACCGCTGTACGAGACGAGGCCGGTATCGCGGCGCTGCGAGCCTCGCTGATGTAGGGACAAAAACAATAAAAAAGAGGCGGGTCGAATGAGTGCAAATGGTGGCCAGATTGTCGTTCAGCTTCAGCTGGAAGACGGGCAATACAAAATTGCCACGCTCAATGCGGGCAACATCATGCGCGAGTTCAAGCGCACGATCGAGGGCACCGCCACCTCGGTCAAGCGCCTGGAAGAGCAGCAAATGTCGCTCGGCCGCCGCTTTCGCGACCTGGTCCTCACGTTGGGCAATTTGCGCTTCGTCGCAATGGACATCAACGACATCTTCTTGCGCCTGCCCATGGCGATTCTCAAGACAGCCGGCGAGATGGAGCGGCTGCAGCAGCTGATGACGGGTCTGTCCAAAGAGACAGAGCTGTTCAAGCGACAGGCCGAGGGCCTGAAGGATTTCAACTTCGTCATCGGGATGGCGAAAAATGCGCCGTTCGAGATCAGCTCCCTGGCGGACTCCTTCGTCAAGCTCAAAACCGCCGGCATTGACCCCACCAACGGCTCGATGGGCGCACTGGTGGACTCGGTCGCACGCTTCGGCGGCACCGGCGAGACCCTGAAGCGCGCCTCGGTCGCGATTCAGCAAATGGCCGGCAAGGGCGTCATCTCGATGGAAGAGTTGCGTCAACAGCTCGGTGAGGCGGTCCCGACCGCGATGAAGTCGATGGCTGACGGCATGGGCATGGACATGCAGAGGCTGACCAAGATTGTCTCGACCGGCACGCTGGTGGCCGGACCAGCGCTGGCCAAGATGCTGCTGCAGATGCGCATTGAGAACAAGGGCGCCGCTGCCGAGATGATGGCGACCTGGACCGGCATGAC